TGACATTCGTAATCTGTATCTTCTTGGTTGTGCCACTGGCACTCATGGTGGTATCACTGACATCCACAATGCAAAGCACATCAGCTACGGCTGGTGCGGCTGATAGTTCTCCTAAAGCAGTTATTCTTGTGTTAGCCATCTAAAACCCCCATGCGTTCTTAATTTGTTTCGTACTAAATTGTGATTTGCGAAGGAAACGGGAGCCTTCCTTTTGCTCCAGTTTATGATAGCCGTCCTTCACCTGCTCGGCTTGGGAAGGAATCTTTACTTGATTGCCGACAGTAAAGCATTCACCCGCCAAGACTTTCTCATACCTAACCCCGTCACGGGTTATATGACTCGTCCCTAGAGGAACAATCTCATCGAGGGTCTTACCATCTTCAGAAGCAAAGGAATAGATAGGCATTTAATAACCCATCTCTTCATCTGCCTCTTCCGCTGCCGCCAAAAGTTCTGCACCTTCAACATCAGCAACGTCAACATCTTCCTCGGCTTCTTCCTCAGAAACGTGTTCAACATACTCAATGGGAACGCCACCCGCGCTCACCAGCTCAACGTGAGCCGTACCGTCATCGTTAATCGCAGTCACTTCACCCTCGACTGCATCAAGCACGATTGCGTCACCCACTTCGGGGGAAACACCTTCACCTGCTTCATCTGCGGACACCAACGCATCCATTGGTAATTTAATCATTTCGCAACCTTCTTTCTTGTCTTTATCGGAATGACCGTGGTGAGGGGGTTTCCCCCCTCCCACGGCAATAATAAGGGTTACTCCACCTTTAGGTTTCATAACTTGTTTAACTCTTACGCAGTCGAAGCAGTCTTGCTCCGCATGATAACGTAGTAGTCGGGGTTCAACCGCATTGCAGTCCAAAAACATTTGAAACCAGCAGTGATCGTGAGATTGAGCGGGTCGCTCTTATCTGCTGAATCCGTGATTACAATTTTAGGACTGAACGGTGACTGGCTGCTCAGTTCGGGGATACCGTATGCTTGATCTCCCAAGAAGAGAGAAGCATGAATATCCTTACTTGCAGCAGTTCCGCCGCCAGCAGACTCATCATACACATACCTGTCGGTATCAGCGGAACCTCCGCTAATCCAAGGCCGAGTGGTTGTTACAAATTTTGCCCCATATAGAGAGCCAACTTCACCCTTGTACAACTCATCAACATTGCTGTATTGAGCTGCATTAAGCCACTCATTGATCTTCATCAGATCGCTGAGAACTTGTGGGCTTGTAACGCAAACATACTGGCCACCCTTTATAGGTTGAGCACGGTTAACCTTTAACTTGGTTACAGCATCCAAGATAGCCCCCGCATCCAACGTATTGTCGGTTGTGGAGCTAACGAAGTCACTGTAATCATCGGTTCCGTCTGCATACATTTCGGTAAGACCGCTAATGCCAGCCTCAGCGGCAGTACCGCCGGAGTTAGCATTTTCACCAACATCAGAACCAACAAGGATGTTTCTTGTGATTTGATCCATGTCGAGAGCTGCATCTTGACCGTTAATTTTTACGCTCTGTTGCAGCGAATTAAATAAATCCGTTGCATTCAAAACGTCCGATAGCTTTATAATCTGACCACGTTGAATCAAACTTGCGTCAACCTTGGTCAATGTTAAGCCACGCTCGCCAACCGAAGAAGGATCACCTTCTGTGAGAGTGTTAATCTCAGTGGTTTTAGGAGCGTCGAACCTAAACATACTTATTGCTTTGTGACCCGACTTCGCAGGAAGCGGGACTTTATTTCCGAACTGATCCAGTACCAGTGCTTGTACAGCGTAGGACAGCAATTTCTTGCTGAAATAATTTTGATACTGGTCTGTAAGTCCGGCTGTAGTTGTTGTTTGTGTTGCCATACTTTACTTTCCTGTCAGCTATATGAAGTCATGTTCCGCTGCCGCCTTTAGGAGATGAGCTTCCTGTTCCTTTTCGGACAGGTCATCAAAGCTCCGGCCACCGTCAACTTTCTCACTTGTGAATCCACCACTCACTGACATTTTCTTTTCCAGTTTGTTTAGTTTATCGGTTAGTTCTTTAACTTGGGTTTCACTCTTTTCAGCACCAGCAGCCTTCATCTGTAACTGGGCAATCTTAACAGCGTTCTCCAAGCCATCGGCATTTGCCATGCTTGGGTACTGTTGGAGGATCGCGTTTGCTGCCTTAGTCAGTTCCGAGTTAACGTCTTGAAGGTCTTCGTGCTTCTGCATGAGTTCTTGCCTCTTGCTTTCAAACGCACCATGTTGCTTCTTAACTTCCCGTTCCTGCTGAGACTTCTCCGCTTCAGTCCGAACCTCCTCGGCTCTTTCCTTCGCGTCAGAAGCGAGATCATCATCACCCTCTTCTTTCAGTCTCTTGGCGGCATTCTCGTAGTCTTCAGCAGTGAAACCCTTCTCATCACGGTAAGCTTTTCCGTCATCAAGGTCGGCTTGCCGACCCTTTAACTCTTCAGCTACCTTGAGTAGTTCTTCACGCTGACGCTTAATCTCTTCCTTCTCAGCATTAATCTGCTTCCAAGAAGAGGTCTTGCGTTCCTCGTTCTTTGCCCACTTACTTTTCGGCTGCTCCTTTACTTCGGGAGCTTCACCTTCTGTCAATGAACTAACCTGTTCATCAGCATCATTCTCGGTACTGTCCAGTACCTCTGAATCCGGTTCCTTAACCGCTTCCTCTGTTAGCTCCGGAGGAGATTCGTCTTGAACTTCCTCTTTCGGTTCCTCCGTCTGTATTACTACTTCCGGTGTTTCCCCCGCTTCCACAGCAGCGTCATACTGCTTGGCTGCGGCCAACATCTGATCGGCGGTTACTTCGCCGGATTCTTCTGACATAATGCTTACCTATTAGTGCTTATCCTCGTCCAAAGAGCGCACCGAGTTCCTTGGCCGTAGCTGTGGGGTTTTGACTCGTCCGATAATCAACCCCAAACATATCAGACGTAAATTCTTCCGGTTCCTCGATTTCCCTTGCCAACGCCTCAACAGTGTGAACCGTTGTTCTCACACCATTCGCGAACCCTGCATTAAATTCAAGCTCTTTATTACTGGACACCGCCTGTTGATTCTGCTTGAGAACCATATTCAACAGTATCATGCGGAACCTTTTCCCTTCTACTGTGACGAGAAACTTGCGCAGGGCATTCGATTCTGAGGTTTCCCATTCGGGTTCACCAATCCAAGGAATCTGCTTTGACATCTTCCAAGCAATACGAATAAACCTAATTAACCTACTCATTAATAATCTCCCTGCTGTACAACTTCCTCAGTTTGCTCAACCATCTGAGCTTCCTGCGGCGGCATTTGTCCGCTAACTGCTTGCATCTCCATAGCCTTCTGCTCCTCTTTCGAGGGCATAAAGCCAAGCTGGACAAGGTACTCCTCAACATCTTTGCGCAATGATCTCGCGTTGTTGGTGTCCACCGTCTCGAAGGCATTGAGGAGTTCACCCAGTCTGCCGCTAATCGCCTGTTGCGCTTGCGGGCTGAACTGCATCCCACCCTGCGACGACTTCTCAAGGAACTGCATGATGACCCCAATCCTAACCCTGTAATCCTGCCCCTGCTGAACCGGAACCTGTTCTCCAATCAACAATGCAGGGAGAATCTTCTTCTCGTCTGTAACCTCATCACCCTCCTTTTGGTTCGGGTCTTGAACCAGTCTAGGAATAAGGGAGGGGTCTTCGAGTTCAAGGATGCTTTTGTCCAGCTCAACTTGGTTTATCCACGGGCTGTTCATAAACAACTGCTTACGTTGGACTGCCTTGTTCAAAAGCATCACCTTGCTGACCATATCCATCCCGCCACGAGGCTCCAGTTGGTACTCGTCATGGAGGGCTTTGGGGTCAACAGTTAAACTATCTTCAAGAAATCTGTACTGAAGACTTTTCTTATCGAACTGAAGCAATATACTGAACGCTTGACGGAACAAATCCCCCAAAGCTTGACGGAAAAGACGCAAACGCAAGTCCATATTTTGCTGCGCTTGAGCATTAACTGATTCGATCTCAGTTGCAGTGCGACGATCCCTGTCGGCCATGAGTCCATAGTCCGGAACGGTAACTCGCTGCTCTGCTACAGATTGCGTCTGCGCCATATCCTTATCGAAGTCCATCGGAGTGTTCGGCATTTGGACTGGCGCGATCCCAAATGGAAGAATCTGCCCCGGATTCAACCTCAAGTTCACACTGTTCGGGAGATCGCGCTCGGCCTTGAATAGTGGCTTGTTAAATAAAGTGGAGGCATCCATCTTCTCATTCCACACTTTCGTGAGGGACGCTTCAAATGGTGCAAGAATCTCGCACACACCACGAGGCGAGAACCAGCCGCCGTCCGTAATCTCATACTTGCACGAGATGAACGGGGGGTTATCGTGATCGAAGGGAACCTCCATTGTGTCCCGCAACGGGATGTCGGGGGCTTGGGGAGAGAAACATTCCATGACCCACTTGCCGTCCTCGTCATGGGAATAAACTTCCCAAACAATTATCTGATCCTTATCTATCGAGTGAGTAATGCCTTCGCGTATTTCCTTATCGTACTTTAAATTATCAATAATACCCGAGTCCTCGATCTTTCCACTCTGAATCCTATCAATCGTACTCTCGCTCGTATCATAAAGCCCTGCCCGCTTGTAGGTTTCCAAACTCATCGGCATTACCTGCGTGATCCGATCCGCTGTCCGTACCTCCTTCGTCCAAGGCGGAACAATGATATACATCGGGTCTATGGCTTGAAACTCCACCTGCTTGGTTTCGGGGTTCCAATAGGTCTTCATCACGCTATGCCCCGTCACCAGCATATGATCGATCCAACTCATCACCTCAGTGGCGTAGTTGGTCTTCTCATGCATCTTATAGCTGAACCAATGTTCGGCTGCTGTGGTGAATCCTGCCAGTTGACTTCGCATTGGCACAAAGGTAGCCAACACATCCAGCCCCATCGCCTGTTGGAAGAAGGCTGGCTTGAGCTTGTTGATGGTAGTATCTATGAGAGGGAAGTGTAGGTCAGATGCATTGGGCCAAGGCTTACTCTTTCGGCGCAGCCCATCGTTACGCATCTGATACCACACACCCTGTCGCGTCTCCCATTGAGCGCGACTCTTAATATCGTCAAGGACAAGATCGTAGATATCGCTCATTTCTTCTTTCTCTTTGGTAACTTCTTCTTTGGAGTCTCACTCTCCCATTGCTTCGCCATCTTAGGTTTATTAGCGTACATCCATTTTCGTTGGGCTTGGCTTTTGAAGGGCATTATCTGTTCCTTCCACGATTCCTGCCGCGAGGGGCAGCTTTACCCACTTTTAAATCTTCTTTGGTGGGCTTTAGATGACCATTCTTATCGGGCATCTGTTCCTTGGATTTCTTTTCCTTAGCCATTAGTGATTGTCCCATTCATTAAACTCGTCCGGCTTAGGGTGTCTTACCTTCATCCTGCTCCATGTCGACATGATTATCATCTCTGACTTCAGCGCATCATTAATACACCCATCACAGATGTACCCACCCACAGCCACATCCTCCGCGACAACCCCACTAATCTCCTTACACACATAACACACCCTGTCTCTCGGAGGGACTGGCCTTATACTAGACCGTCTTAATGTCAACACTTTTCCTCTAATACCCTACAAACATACCATTTGGCAAGGAATCTTCTTCAAAACTTTCCTGCGCATCCCGCATCAACTCTTCCATTGTAGGGCGGGTAATGGCATTGAACCTCTCCCAACTGCCACCTATACCGCCTCCACACGAGATGCAACCCATGACCGCATCGGCCCTGTCGGGACTATCCAATCCCCGTGATTTCATCTTATCCTTGGACTCCACCCCAAGCTTCCCTGTTCGACTTACTTCCGAACGCCTCGTCACCATCTGCTGGTGCAGCATTCCGTCATCGGGTAAAAGTATCTCCCTCTTCTCAATCACTCTCGCTGCGGTGTGCCACATCTCCGCACTCCTGTTCGCATACCGATCATCAAAGGGGCGAGCACCGAAGTTGACGCGATGAATGTCGTACCCCGCATCCATCAACGCATCACACAACGGTAACCCCATTCCACCTTCATCAGCATACACTTCATCCTGCGACAGGTTGTTTTTCTTAATAAGGTTTATGATCTTACCAATTGTCGTGTTCGTATTCCGTTCACGCCAAGTGACCATCTCCATCACCTTGTTCCCATTCCTGTACGCAAAGACACACTCATCGCCGCCAGCGGCAAAGTCAATAAACGCAACCCGCATCCCCATCTGTAACTCGGGCGGGTTCTGCAAACATTCCTCAAGGCTTTTGAGGTTAAGAATTAATCCTTCCCCACTGTCATCCACAAACT